TAGTTGCTAGCCAGAGACTTGAGGGCGATAAGTTCCAAGTCATACTTCTTCAGACTTGGCACAACCCCGCTAATCTGGATGATAAAGCAATGGCTAATGATGTAGCAGAATGGGTGCGAAAGTATCCAGTTCAACTGGTTGCCTATTCAGCCAGAACCGCATCAGCAGTAGCTGCGCGATTAGCTCCTGCTGGTATTAGGGTTGAGCCGATAGATGGCCTTGATTATGCACAAAGCTGCGATGAGTTACTGGGAGCAATCTCATCTCAGCGGTTGGCTCACTCGGGACAAGATGAGCTGACAAAGCAATGCCTATCCGCCGTCAAGCTACCCTTTGGAGACGGCGGCTGGGTAATGGGTCGCAAGGTAAGTAATACGACAATCTGCGGAGCAATTGCTTCAGCCTTAGCGACACACTACGCAACCAAGTCTGAAACTGGCGTAGATATCCAAATAGTGTAAGTCCGCTCGCCTACAATGTAAGCAATGGGTGCTATAAGAGATTTTCTATTTCCACAGGTGCAATCAAGTAAGCCCGGAATCGTAACTGATGTCCAAGCTGCTATGACACCAGTCCAAATTGCTGATTCCGTTTATAACATACTTGGCGGTTCAACAAATACAACTCGCGCATTGGCTATGTCCGTTCCATCAGTAGCTCGCGCTAGAAATATTATCTGCTCAACAATTGGCTCATTACCTTTAACAACATTTAATCGCTTAACTGGCGAATATGTAGATCCTCATAGAGTTATCAATCAGCCAGACCCTAGAGTTGCAGGATTTGTAATTTATACTTGGCTTGCTGAAGATATTTGGCTATATGGTGCTGGTTATGGCCAAGTGCTAGAAATGTATGCAGCAACAGATGGCGGTCGAGTCAGAGCTTGGACTCGCGTTAGCCCAGAGCGCGTTACAGTCGATACAGATTATTTAAATATAACAATTACTGGATATAAAGTTGATGGCAAGTCCGTCCCAATGCAAGGCGTAGGCTCATTGATTCGATTCGATGGCGGCGATGAAGGATTCTTGCATCGCGCTGGTAAAACTGTGGCTGCGGCAGTTTATCTAGAAAACGCAGCGCTTAATTATGCTAAAGAACCTGCTCCAAGTATGGTCTTAAAATCAAATGGCACTAATTTAACTGCCGAAAGAATTTCATCACTTCTTACTGCTTGGAAATCCGCTCGTCAATCTCGCTCTACTGCATTTCTAAATGCTGATGTAGATTTAAAAGAATTTGGCTTTGATCCTAAATCAATGCAGCTTGCAGAAGGCCGTCAATATGTGGCTTTAGAATTAGCAAGGGCCTGTGGAATACCTGCCTACTTCTTGAGCGCCGAAACGACTTCGATGACTTATTCAAACGCTGTGTCCGAGCGGCGCTCATTAGTAGATTTCTCACTTCGCCCAATACTCAAAGCGATTGAGGAACGCTTATCGTTGCCGGACTTCACACCTAATCCAGTAATGACGCGCTTTGACCTTGATGATTTCTTACGCGGTAACGCGCTAGAAAGAGCGCAAGTCTATGAAATTCTAAACCGCATTGGCGCAATGAGCGTTGAGCAGATTCAACGAGAAGAGGACTTAATACCAAATGAAGGTTAATATTCCAATGGTAGTAACGGCTGCCGATACTATTAAGAGAACCATTACTGGAACTATTGTGACTTGGAATGAGCAAGGCAATACTTCAGTTGGCCCAACAGTTTTTGCAGCTGATTCAATTGAAATGAAGCCAGTGAAGCTTCTTCTAGAGCACGACCGCACTCGCCCTATAGGCAAGATGGTCGCGCACAATGTAACAAGCTCTGGAATTGAAGCCACCTTTAAGATTGCCAATACTATGGCTGGAGAAGATGCCTTAGTTGAAGCAACTGAAGGATTACGCGATGGATTCAGCGTAGGAGCTCAAATTAATGAATGGACAAATGTAAAGGGCGTTATGCAGATTACTTCAGCAACTTTAGATGAGGTATCTCTAGTAACTGATCCTGCAATTGATTCTGCTCGCGTTAGCGAAGTAGCAGCATCAGAAAATGAAGAAAAGAAAGATTCTGACTTGGCAATCGCTGATTCAGAGAAACCAACCGAAGGAGACCAAGTGTCTGACACTACCGCTCCTGCTCCTGCCGTTGAAGAAGCGGTAGAAGCAGCTAAAGCAAATATGGTTGAGGCAGCTCGCCCAGCCTTTTACACAGCCCCTCGCCTTGAATTTACAAAGGCAAAATATCTAGAGAATAGCGTTCGCGCTAAGCTCGGTGATGACGCTGCTCGTCAATATGTTTTGGCAGCCGATGATACGACTTCCAATAACGCTGGACTTATCCCAACTCGTCAGCTAACTGAGATTATTAACCCACTATCAAATGCTGATCGTTCAACAATTGATGCAATCTCAACTGGAGTTTTACCAGATGCTGGTATGAGCTTTGAGATTCCAAAGATTACAGCCGTCCCCCTAGTTGAAGATGAAAACGAAGGCGATGCAATCGTTGAGCAAGGAATGACTAATAGCTTCCTTACTGTAAATATTAATAAATATGCAGGCGCTCAGACCTTCAGCGTAGAGCTTTTAGATCGAAGCAATCCAATATTCTTTGATGAGCTAGTTCGTCAAATGGAGTTTGCTTACGCTCTTGCAACAGATAAGTTCGTTGCTGACGCATTACTTACAAATGGACAAGCAGCTGCAACAGCAGCTGATAACACCGCTGCTGGTCTTCTTACTTATGTATCTGAAGCTGCAGCTGAAGTTTATAAGGATTCTTTAGGATTTGCTAAAAACCTTATTGTTACACCTGAGCAATGGTCAAAGATTATGAGCTACAACGATGCAGGCCGTCCAATCTACACAGCTTCACAGCCACAGAACGCAGGTGGAGCAGTAAGCCCACAGAGCCTTCGCGGAACTGTTGCTGGTCTTGGACTTTATGTATCACGCGCACTTGGTTCATTAACTGCAGCTCATCCAGCTCTACCACTTGGAGATGGCTCAATGATCGTAGTAAATCCAGATGCTTACACTTGGTATGAATCAAGCAGATTCCGTCTGCAGACCAATGTTGCACTGAATGGTCAAATTGAAGTTGCTTACTACGGATATGGCGCACTTGCAGTGAAGGTTGCTGATGGTGCTGTCTATTTCAACAAGAACTAACAATCAATAATAGTGACGGCCAGTCCGCTCCCGAGCTGGCCGCTCACCTAACTGCTTGAAAGGATGACGAAATGCCAACGATAGTTACAGCCACCGAGCTTAGGACAATTCTTGGCGTTTCGTCATCCCTGTATAACGATGCTTATCTCAATGACATTTGTGACGCAGCTGAAAACCTAGTGCTACCAATGCTAGTCAGTTATTCAGCGCCAATTGCCAAGGTCGAGCGCTCCGATGATGTAGTCGTATTTACTACACAGGGAGAGCACCCTTTCAGCGTAGGTCAGTCAGTAGTTATCACTGGCGTAAATAACACCTTCAACGGCACTCACACTATTACCGATGTTGGCCCAGACTTTTACTTTGAGTTTCCTAATTTTACTAACCCAGCCAACTTTAATATTGGCAATTTAAACCTAGAATTTACAGTCGCATTAGTTGGCGCAGATGTAATTGAATTTAATGTAATCCCTGCTGGCAAAGCAACACTGACAGGTGCTTCAACCTATGTTGCTAATCCCAATGTTGAGGCAGCAGTTCTTACTATTTCAGTAGAAATCTTTCAAGCAAGAACCGCAGCTGGTGGATCAATAGAAGGCGTAGATTTTGCAGTTACCCCTTACCGCCTATCTAAAAATCTACTTGCCAAGGTAACTGGCTTACTTGGCCCTTATCTCGATGTTGAAACTATGGTGGGCTAATGCCAGCCAGCACAATTGCTACAGATGTTAGAGGCGCAATTAAGACCGCCTTGGCTGGATGCACCGCGAATATCTATGACTCAGTCCCGGAAGCGCCAATAGTTCCAGCAATCGTAGTTGTCCCAGATGCCCCTTATATGGAGCTTGAAGTTTTAGGTAAATCAACTACTCGCGTTAGATTAAATTACACAATCACTGCTTGCGTTGCGTATTTCAGCAACGCCGCATCATTAGACAATTTAGAGCAATTGATTATCAGTATTCTTGGAGCGCTCAACGCTTCCAAGTATGAGTTATCGACAGTCGATAGGCCGTCAGTAACAACAGTAGGAACGACCAATTTATTGGTTGCAGACATACGCTTGAGCGTCCGCTACGAGCAAACCGCATAGGAGACCCAAATGCCAACTACAGTAATAACTGGGCGCGATGTTACTTTCACACTTGATACAGCATCGTATGACGCCCAAGCAACAAGCGCAGTCCTAAGCTGCGAAACAATTATCGAGACCTATCAGACCCTTGATGGGCGCGCTTATAAGTCTGTTGATAAGCAATGGACTTTCACAATCGAACTGCTACAGGATTGGGGAGCTGCAAGCTCTCTATTCGAAGCAATGTGGGCAGATGCTGAATCAGCACCTAACACCACACTTGCAGTTTCATTTACAGCTGTAACTGGCGCAGTATTTGCTTTCAATGTATTGCCAATCTTCCCAACTGCTGGTGGAGCTGCTCCTGGAGCACTTACCGACACTTGGACAATGACAGTAATTGGAACACCTACAGAGACCTTTAGTTAAGAGATCGGAGCATCGGGAGCTATGAAATTATCAATCACAATTGAATATAACTCTGGCGAATCAGCAACTTATATTGCTCAACCGCCAGAGTGGGCTAAGTGGGAAAAGGCAACTGGACACACTATTACCAAGGCTCAAGAAAATATAGGAATCTGGGACTTAATGTTCTTGGCCTATAACGCTCACAAACGCGAAAGCGCTGGTAAGCCAATAAAGAGCTTTGAGATATGGATGGAAACAGTTGCCGACATTAAGACAGGCAACGATGACCCAAAAGCCATCAGCCCGACAGCGTAAGGCGGCTATTAGTAATAGTTGCTCTTAAGACTGGTATCCCAGTGCAGTATTGGGATGATTGGGACGATGTAGCAACGGCAGTCGAGCTGATAAAGGAAAGGGATAGCAATGGCTGAAGAAGTGTCAGCATTTGACAGGACAGAGCTTCGCCAAGTCTATAAAGCCTTTTCTGTTCTAGGTGACGAAGCCAAAGCCGAGGCTCGCCAAAGCTCTAATGCTCTTGCCACCTATCTTCAGACTGCAATCGCTACAAAAGCCAGAACTAGAACGCAAGGCCAGCAAGCCATTAATCGAATCGTTAGCGGATCTAAAGTATCTAAGACCAGCACTACTGGCGAAATTAAATATGGCTTTGCTAGTCAAAGATTTAGCGGTGGGGCTAATACTCAAATGCTATGGGCTGGCTTTGAATTTGGCTCTAATAAATTTAAGCAATTCCCTGCATACTCTGGCAGACAAGGCCGCGGCTCTCGCGGATGGTTTATTTATCCGACCTTACGCCAAGAGCAGCGCAATATTGTGGCACAATGGACAGCGGCATTTAATAAGATACTAGATAAGTGGGGCATAAATGGCATCTGATTCAAGAGCCTTAACGCTTAAGCTTCTAGCAGATACAGCTGACTTTCAAAAGAAATTATCTGCTGGGTCTAAAGACATTGATTCAATTGGCGAGCGCGCTGCGGAATTTGGTAAGAAGGCCGCCATAGCATTTGCGGCTGCTGGAGCAGCTATTGGCGCATTTGCAGTTAGCGCGGTTAAAGCCGCTGCTGAGGACGAGACCGCGCAAAAACGCTTAGCCGAAACTATAACTGCAACAACTGGCGCTACTGCTAAACAAATTGAGGGCGTTGAGGAATACATTAAGCAGACTTCAATCGCTATAGGAGTTGCAGACGATGGATTGCGCCCTGCCTTTACTCGCTTAGTTAGATCAACGCAAGATGTAGAAGAAGCTCAGAAGCTGCTAAATTTGGCACTAGATTTAAGTGCTGCAACTGGCAAGCCATTAGAAACAATATCTAACGCTTTAGGTAGAGCCTATGATGGCAACACTACCGCCCTTGGCAAGCTTGGCCTTGGCCTCGATGCAGATATTATAAAGAGCAAAGACTTTGACGCAATCTTCCAGCAGCTGACTGGCACATTTGGAAACTTTGCAGAGAAGGAATCAGAGACTACAGCCAAGCAATTAGAGCGCGTCAAGATAGCTCTTGATGAAGCCAAGGAATCTATTGGTGCTGCCTTGCTGCCAGTAGTCCAAGAACTTACGGCTTGGATATTAGACAACTTTATTCCAGCTCTAGAAGCATTTATTTCTGGTTTGACTGGCCAAGATAGCCTAGATAAAGCTTTAACTGATAGCCAGAAAACCGCCATAGAGTGGGGTAAGAAGGTTAGAGGATTTATCAACACAGTTATTGATCTAAAAGAGGAATTAGGTATTCTCGCTGGCATATTAGCAACAGTATTCGTAGTATCTAAAATAGCAGCTGGAGTTCAAGCAACTATTGCCTTAATTACTGGTCTAGTTACCGCTTTTAATCTTTTGCGTAATAGCGCAACCGCGGCTGCTATTGCTTCTCGTTTTGCTCTTAACCCACTTGCTGGTCTAGCAACAGGCGCAGCGGTAGTAGCAGCAATAATTGCAGCTGTAAAAATGTTCGACAATATGACTGCTTCATTTGCAAGTTCAGGTTCTGGCAGCAACACAGTTTCATCATCTAGTCTGCCAGAAGGTTTTACAGCTGGTCGGACTACTAGTGGCGTTACAGCTGGTGGCGTTACAGCTGGTGGTGTTACAGCTGGTGGTGTTACTATTGGTGGGGGAACTGTAATTGGATCATTGCCTGTTTTCCCTTCTGGACTAAATCCAACTGGCAGAGGCATATCTTCAAACTTTGATGTAGCAGCAGCTAGACGAGGCGAAGAACGCGGCAATGTGATTATCAATGTCAATGCGCCGAGCGCAATAGATGAAGAAGGATTTACTCGAGCTGTAATTTTAGCTCTTAACAATAGCAATGCTCGCAACGGCGGTGGAGGCGCTATTCTTGGCGGCCTAGTAGCACAATGACCTTATGGAATCCAGTCTATCGAGTTAAGGTTAATGGCGTAACGGCCACTAGCGCAACACTTAGCGGCCTAACTATTACCTCAGGTCGCACCGATATTTACTCTCAGCCAATTGCTGGGTATTGCAATTTAACTCTGATTGAGACAGCCGAGGCATCAGTTCCCTATGAGATTAACGATGCAGTCACAATAGAAGTCCAAGACTCAAGTGGCAATTATGTCAATCTTTTTGGCGGCTTTATTACCGACTTAGGAATTACAGTCCAGACCTCAGGATCAACAGCAACTAGTCAAAGAATCCAGATAACAGCGGTAGGAGCTTTAGCAAGACTTGCTAGGGCGGTTTATGTAGGCAACTTTGCGCATCAATTTGATGGTGATCGCATTGAAGAATTAC